GAAAAGACACTTGTTGAGGGGGGGGGTATGTTTTTTAAAAGAAAACTATAGGGGGGTAAAAAAAGTGTCCCAACTGTCTCAATACCCCCCTTTCCCCTTTACTTACTATATATAGAGCGAGACAAATCACTCCTTTTTTTTGTCCCAACCCTGTCTTTTTTGTCCCAAACACTCTTTTCGGCCAAACAATGCCTGTTTATTGCTAAATCGCTTGACTTCGCCCTATTAGTAGTTGATAACTCCAGCCATGCAACCATCCGCCACCTCAACAAATCGAAGCCATTTATTGGTAGAGGGAAGACTCCGTCGAGGGGAAGCGAAACCAGATGGTCAAATATTCTATTCTTACCGCAGCGATGGATCGGAGTATTGGGTTAGTCCTGAGACGTTCCAGGATCTGAGAGAGAAGGATAGGAAAAGGCAGAGGAGATATCAGGAGAAGAGATCAGGAACGGAGGAGTATAACCAAAAATCACGCGAACGTATGCGACGCCGTAGAGCCCAGAAAAATATATGACACAAGGAAGAGACCCATTTGTAGACAAACGGAAGACCTCCAATGGATTCTTACCGAAGCAGGCGCAAAATCAACGCACCGCATCCATTAAGCGACAGAACAAGCGGAAGTATCGGTCCATGGACAAAGCGAGAGCAGAGAAGGGGAAGCTGGAGAATTTGGAGGACAAGGTGGAGAAAGCCAAAGAGATTATTGAGATGGCCAAGCAAGCACCCACCCCAGCGCAGCAGCGTCGTTTGTTGTTTGCCAAGTTTGAGGATCACGATTTTGACCCCATCGAAGAGATGATTAAGTATGCCAAGAACAAGAAGCATTCGATGAAAGACCGCCTCCCGATTATCAAGCAGCTATCGGAACTGGGTTACGCCAAGCCGAAGTCCATCGACGTAGTTGCGGATGTGAAGAGTTCGCAGCAGATTGTTGTGATGGATTTCTCCAAGACCACGCAGGATCAACTCAAGCAGGCGACCCCCGTCCTGCCAGACCAGCTGCCTGAAGTCCCAGATGGCGCTTACGACGAGTTCCTCTCACCCGAAGAAATCGACAAGCGCAGGAAAGAAGCGATCTTGGACGCAGAGGAAACACAACCACCCGCCGAATGATCCAGATACCCGCTCAAGGATGGGTCCCAAGGCCCTATCAGCTGCCATTTGTAAAATACATGTGTCAGGACAAGCCGAATCTTCGGGCTGTTGTTGCTTGGCATCGCCGTGCAGGGAAAGACCTTACGTCTATCAACATCATTGCTATGAAGGCGCTTCAGCGCAAAGGGCTGTATCTTTACATTGGTCCATTCAACAATCAGATTCGACGGATTATTTGGCAGGGGCAGGACGGGGATGGACGCAAGTTCATTGATTTCATTCCCCGCGAAGCAGTTGTTCGTAAGTCTGAGCAGGAAATGAGCCTCACGTTAAGCAATGGTTCCACGGTTCAGCTGCTTGGAGCGGATAATCCAGATAAATTGGTAGGAATCAATCCAGTGGGGATTGTGTTCTCGGAGTATTCCCTGTCAGATCCCACCGCATGGGTGCTCACCAACCCAATTCTTGCTGAGAATGGCGGGTGGGCATTGTTCAATGGGACCCCGCGAGGCCAGAACCATTTCTACCACATGATCAACAGGGCGAAGAGCAACAAGGACTGGTTCTCCAGTCACCTGTCTGTCTTGGAAACCAAGGCCATTCGGCCCAAGGAGCTCGCCAAAGCGCGGGACGAGATGAACAACGAGGCGAGGTTCCAGTCTGAGTTCATGTGCTCCTTTGACACACCCGTCGAGGGGTCCTATTACGGCGAGATCATCAGTAAGCTCTACAAAAAGGAGCAGATCATTGCTAATATCCCGCCCGACCCTGCGTTGCCTGTTCACACCGCTTGGGATTTGGGTATGGACGATTCGACTACGATTTGGTTCTTCCAGCAACACCAGAAAGAGATCAGAGTAATCAACTATTATGAGAACTCAGGGGAAGGCCTCCAACACTACGCACGCGAGCTTGATAGGTTTGCTTCCCTCAACGATGTTACCTATGGGCGTCACTATGCGCCACACGACATTGCTGTCCGTGAGCTTGGAACTGGTCGGTCACGGCTTGAGACTGCCCGAAGTCTCGGAATCCGCTTTACGCCTGTCAAAAGACTGGCAATCAGTGACGGTATCGAAGCTGTGAGGCAGATATTGCCGCAGTGTTGGTTCAGCCAGACACATACGTCGCAGGGGCTGAAGTGTCTTCAGGATTACCGCAAAGAGTGGGACGCGCAGAAGAACACATTCAAGAAAACTCCTGTCCATGACTCTTCGTCCCATGGGGCGGATGGTTTCAGGACACTTGCTGTGGGGATTAAGCTCAATGCAAACCCAAAAAGAATGCAAGAACACATGCAATACGAGGTGGCAGATGTCGATTTCTAGTAAAAACCCGCCTCCCCGACTGACCGTCACCCAGCTCACAGAGATGGATAAGGCCGTGATTGTCTACCAGCAGATGGGGGAAGACTTCATTGAAACCTTGGACCTGTATCTCAATTCGCCACCTGAGTTTGAAAGCTACATATTCAAAGGCCCTGATTACTTATTGCTGGGACACAGGGAAACACGGGAGGACCCATGCAAGGCAGACAGTCCAAATAATCAGGAGCCTTATTGGTATATAACCTACGGGGGAACATCGCAGCATGACCCCATAAAATTGTTCCTTCAAATGATGCCCTACAGACTTGACAGGGTGGCGTTCGCTAGGTATGCAAAAGACCCTACGCGACGTATTAGACGTTTTTCAACCACTAGGCTACTAAAATATTATGGGCTCAAAACCTAAGACACCACCTCCGCCTCCGCCTCCGCCCCCTCCGCCTCCACCCCCTGCGCCCATAGCGAAGAGGCCGATTAAGGCTCCAAAGGTCGCGGCGACTACGGTCAACCCGACCAACACCCAACGCAAAACTTCGAGTAAGACTGCGATTGGACCACAAGGTAAAAAAGAGAAAAAACTAGGCAGTGGCATTTAACATTGGAGAGATTACACCTGAGCGACTCCGTCTGCAAGACCGCTACGAAGAGCTGAAGCGTATCCGCATGGGTATCGAGTCCACGCTTTGTGATGTGCAGAAGTTTGTCCGCCCCAACGGAACGAGTTTCTCTCAGGGTTCTTCGGTGGGTTTTGGTGGAGCACAGGAAGATGGCTCCAAGCTTCTCTATGACCACACAGCTGTATGGGCAAATCAAATGTTTGCCAACGGCTTGTCCTCCTATCTGATCCCCAAAGCAGATCGCTGGGCATACTTTAAGCCACTTGGGATACCGTCTGCTGAACTAACCGACGAACAACTCCTCTATTTGGAGACGGTATCCGATTTGGTCTATCACTACTACGCGCTGCCAGAGACACAGTTTTATCAGGCGGGGCATGAGAACTTCCACGACCAAGGGTCCTATGGAACTGCGGTGACATATGTTCGAAAGACGGATACAGGTGTGAACTTCCGCAGCTGCCCACTCTCTGACTGTTTTTTTGACATTGATCAAAATGGGGATGTGGACACAATGTTCTACCGCCGCAAGATGCGAGCGAAGCAGGTGGTTCAGATGTTCCCCCACGCATCCAACATGGATGACTTTGATTTCAAGAACTCCGACAAGGAATACGAAATCATATTTGCCGTGGAGCCCAATCGGGACATCCGCGCACGTAAAGGCGGGAAGATCGGAAATGAGCGTCCATACCGAACAACTTACTGGGCTCCTCAGCTGAAACAGATGCTTCAAGTTGGGGCGCTCGATTACTTCCCATTCCTTGTGCCACGTTGGTCTGTTATCTCAGGTGAAGTTTGGGGTCGCAGTCCTGCAATGACCTGCTTGTCCAATATCCGCATGATCAACAAAATGAAGAAGGAGTTGATTAAGAGTGCGGAGATTGCCAATGCTCCCCCGCTCACAGCAGAAGAGGACAGTATCCTGCTCCCTATGCGCTACGGCACACGCCAGATGATCTGGAGGACCATGGGTTCCGAGGCTCCTCAACCTGTTGTTTCAGGAAGTCAGCCTCAATTGACGCTGGAAATGATGAAGTCCGAGCAGGAAGCCATCACCCGCGCATTCTTTGTTGACCAGATCATTCGGGAACAGAAGAAGGAGCGGCAGTCGGTCATGGAGGTGCAGGATGAGCGCGGACAGATGCTTCAGCAGCTAGGCCCACAGCTTTCGCGCCAAGAATCAGAATTTATTACGCCCGCCATTGAAATCACTTTTGATATTCTTCAAAAGAAGAAACGGCTACCCCCCGCCCCAGCATCCATGGAAGGCATGGACCTTGAGTTGGTTTACACCAGCCCAGCGGCCTACGCACAGTATTCTTCGAAGATCGGCGATATTAGCGGATTCCTTCAAGATATGACCCCACTCTTCCAGACTGACCCTTCATTGATGGAGGGTATCGACTCGCAGGAATTGATGGATGCCTACAGCCGCTACCGCAACGTGCCCCGCCGTATTATCAAGTCCAAGCAGGACATGGCTGCGGTTAAGGAGCAGCGCGCTGAGACAGAGCAGCAACAGCAAATGATGAACCAAGCTCCCCAGCTTGCAGGCGCTATGAAGGACGTAGCCTCGGCCAGAGCCACCGACCCAGAGGGTATTGGCCAATTACTCAATGCTCAATAAACTAACCAGACCCCTGAAGAAGCTTCGCGAAGAGCAGGAGCTTCGGAATGACCTAGAAGCTATCTTGGCCACACCCCATGGCCAGAGGTTCTTCAAGACCTTTCTTCGTCATTGCAATGTGACGAGATCATCTTTCAATAGTGATCCCTACCGAATCGTGGAGCAGGAAGCGACCCGCCGCTTGGCAATGAGCTACCTGCACCTCCTCGGTCGGGATGACCCGCAACACCTCATCAGCATGATTGAAGAGGAAACCGAACACCGACAAAACCCAGAATAATATGCCAATAGGAGACCCAGCAGTAGAACCCGCCGAGCCAGCAGTAGCTGAGCCCGTAGCCTCCGCTTCAGCCGAGCCTGTAGCGGAACCAGCGTCCCTCGACTTCTCGTCGGAGGACATGTATTCGCAGTTCCGAGCGTCATTACCAGAGGACCAGCGCGAGCTACCCATTTTCAAGGACACCAAGTCCATATCGTCCCTAGCGGAACAGGCGCTCAATGCGCAGAAGATGCTGGGGAAGCCCAAGCTCCCTGTGCCCGATGAATCATGGGGTGACAACGAGTGGAATGATTTCTACTCCAAGCTCCGCCCAGAGACATCCAGCGACTACGAGTTCCCAGAGAAACTGGAGTTCAAGCTTTCAGAGGACGGAGACACCAAGGAGTTTTCCTTTGATGAAGATACGTCCAACGAGCTGAAAACCGTGTCGCATGAGCTCGGATTAACCAAGCGGCAAGCCAACCAGCTTGCGGAGGTTTGGGCGAAGAAGTCCCTCGGGTCCAATGAATCGCTCACCTCCCAGATTGACGGCTCCGTCAAGGAGCAGGTTGTTGAGCTCCAAAAGGAATGGGGGGACCAATACGAAGTGAAGCATCGCGCGGCCAATGAAGCCTTCGAAGCACTCTCCAGCGAAATTCCTGAGCTCCAGCAGTTGGTGGAATGGAGCCCAATCGTAGCCAATCACCCCGCTGTGATGAAATTGTTTGAACGCCTCTCACCGTTGGTCAGTGACCTTGGGTTGCAAGGCAGCGGCAACTCTCCGTCGATGGGATTCGGCGGCGAAACAGTCGCTTCGATCAAGTCGGAAATTGATTCGATCAGTCAGGACCATGGAGATTTGATTATGTCTAACCCGTCCACCCTTAGTATGGCCGATCGCACACGCCGTG